CTAAAAGCGAAGTTGTATCTGCCGCCAATCGCGACGTTGATCTCGCTATTTGAAGTGTTTAGCGTCACACCGTTACTCAAGTCCTGCGTGTTTAACTGAACCAGCGTCGGAGTGTTCGCTACTGCTACCTGAGCGCCGTTTACAAAGACCCCGGAGTTGTGGGCCTTATTAGGTGAACCTGCCGCACCACGAGTACATCCAGTAAATGATGTAGCGGTGATCCCAGTGTACGTGATCAATTCCGCTTCGATAAAGATCGCCCCAACAGCTGAAAACCCACTAGTCGTCACCACGGGAATTGTTGTCTGAGTGTTTGTTATATTGCCACTCAAAGTGGTGCTGAAGTCGTAGAAAAACGATCCGTACTGGGTGTTGATATCTGATGGATCTAGTGTCTCCCAGATCGGCGCTGCAGATACCGAACCCGTACCAGTCTGGGTTAGGAACTTCTTGACGGTCGTGATGTTACCCGCGAGCTTCGACAATACATTGGTCGCCGACGCGTACAAGGTGTCGCCCAGCGTATAAGACGTGATGTTCGTACCGCCCTGCGTGGTTTCGACCGGGTTCACATCTAACACTTCAGATACGAATTCAGCAGTCGTTACCTGCTTGTTTACCCCGGTTTGTACTATTGGTGTGATTTCGGTGCCATCTAGCGTCGAAGCGCTTGGCATCGCGGATATTTTCTGATCAGCCATTAGCAGACCTCGAGGTAAATTTTAAAGTCATCTTCTTGCAACACATATCCAGAATTCTCCATCAATATGTAACAAGTTTCGGGCGGTACCGGAGGGACAAGACATGAATAAGTATCCACCACTCCCGCACCACCAACATCATTGCCGTAGCCATTATTTGCATCAGCAACGACACTTATCGCACAACCCGGCGTAGTCTGCGCTTGATTCGCAACGCTGGACCAGCCGACATATGGCACTTAAATCCCCGCTTGCACGAGCTTCAAAGTGGCAGTACCGCCACCTGAATTTACAGTCACTCGCACACCAGTCACTGGGAACGCATAATTGCCATCCTGATCAGTCGATTGACTGGCCACCGTCGGATGATTGAACCATAGGCTGAACCCTACTGCCGGATCATCAAACGTGTGTTGAATGGTGTAATTCACAGTGCCTGAAGCATCAACACCGAAACCCACGTTGAAAGGGCTGATGTTAGTGTTCATGACCAATGCCGAACTACTACCTGCACCCGTTTGAGCTACAGTCTGTACTTTCATAATTCGATCCAATAGAAGACAGGGGCCGAAGCCCCCGTCAGATCAGCACTTCGTGCTCGGCTTGCTCACGTTTCCACCGTTACGGAAAGTACCGGTGAGTTCGTTAATCCGAACAGGCTTCGATGCGGGCTTCTTAGGCATTGCTACGGGAGCGCCCGAATTAACAACTCCCCCCGTAGCGTAATGCTTTTTTGCTGCACCGCCGGTCTTAAAACCACCTTGACCATTCACGACGCCGCCAGTCTTATAACCACCCTGACCCTTGACCACTCCACCGGTCTTCAGGCCTTTGTGAGCTACAGATGCTTTCTTGCCCTCGTGCGACTTCATCTCTTTCTCGAGATTTGAGAGCTTCTTCATCTCTTTAGCGTGCATCTTCGGAGTCTCGCCACCTTCCTTCATCATTGGTGGCGGGATCATCGGGGCAGCTTTACGCAGCACATTGCGTGCCGCCATGCCACGAGCCGATTTGCCCATGCGAGGTGCCGCGCCCTTAGCGGACATTGCACCACCATCGGCTTTATGTACAGCACCACCCTTCTTGAGCTTCAGAATAACTGAAGGCTCGGTGGTCTGCATCTTGACCATCGGTTTAAACTCAGCCATGATCTATTCTCCTTAAGCCGCTTTTTGAGCGTACACAATGGTGAATTTGATCTGCGCTTGAGTAGTAGACACAGTGCCATCAGGATCGACCGTGCAATAAACGACGGTGTTCGTACCAATATCTGCCATTGCCGCGACATCAGCGACGGTCAGAGTACCTGCGGTACGAGCCACGGATGCCATGTCAGTAGCATCCATGTACTGAGCACCACCTGAAGTGGAACCCACCGATACATTCAAAGCAGTAGCTGAACCACCACCAACGACCCAGTTTACGATCTTGTCTGCATACATCTCGATGATCTGAGAACCCACAGGAAGCCGAACTGAACCTACAGCAGCGGCACCAGACGCCAGCGAAGTAACAGTGACCGATTGGGACACCACTACATAACCGCCATCGACTGTATCCGACAATGCATCAGTACCCGTGCGCAGCGTAGAACCAATATAGGTTGCCATTTCATTCTCCTATAACGGGGGCCGAAGCCCCCTGATTGGTTTAGACGCCCGGGGTACCGTACATAGCACGCCAGTCGGTGAAGCCAACGTCGTAACGCTCGGTGGCCTTGTAGCGCATCGAGTCAGTTTCGAAATCACCTTCCATGGTCTTCTCCAGACGACGACGCATCAGAAGCTTCATGCCTTCTGGTGCATCAGTCTGAACCCACCATGCGTTCGGGTTTGTCAGACGGGACATTACTGTCGCGCCTTCAGACAACAGACCGATCGATTTGACTGGGTTAATGTCGTTGTTGGCGGTACCTGAACGCAGGACCGACTTCAGCAGCACTTCGGCTTGGAAAACGTTGCCCGGTGCCACGACCAACTGGGTCGGGACCAGACGGATTTTCTTGCCGTTGTTGTCCACTGCTTGACGGATCTGGATCAGCATCTGTTCGAGCGACGTTTGCGACAGGTTAGCCGCAGTGGTCAGCAGGTTCGATGCAGTACCATTCACGATTGGGTGCGAAGCCGAGTTCAGCTGTACACCGTCACCGCCCGGATATGCCGAGTTGAACGCATAGTTCAGTACGTTCGCCGACAGCGTTTCCTTGGTCTCGATCAACGACTGCGCCAAGTGGCGAGCGTAGGTCTGACCGATGCGGATGTGGTCGCCATCTTCAACGAGGACCTTGGTCAGTGCAAATGCCAGACCGTAGACCTTGTAGACATAGCGCTTGAGGAACAGCACGCCGCCCTGCTGATACGATACTGGAGTACCGTCAGGCAGTTCAGGAGCTGCGCCAAAGCCGTACAACACTGGCTCTTCGTGGTAGTTACGTGGGATGCCTTGCTGTTCGCGGAAAACACGCGACCATTCGTCGGCACGCTGGTCATAGACGCCATCAAAGCATTCGTTAAGGATAGGCTCAACAATACTCCGAAAGTCTGTACTTCTCATCGGGGCTGCCATAGTTCAGTCCCTCCCTTCTTAAATAGCGGTGCCTGCAACAGGACCGAACTGATACTCGGCAATGTTGCAGCGGACGACTGTGAAAGCATCGCCCCAAGCGTTATCGACAAGAGGAGCCAGATCAATAATACGCATTTGCGCAGAATTGCCAGCACCAGCCAGAGTGGTAGACAGCGTGCACTGTGACAGACCGGTTACTGCCGAACCCGCAGTGGTGTTCGACAGATCAGCCTCATCACCCAAAGAAGACTGAGCCAAAGAGCCGTCAGCTTGGATTTCATACACGATGTTCTGGTCAGCGTAGAAATACGCCACGCACGAACCAGTCTGGTACGCAGTATTTGCGGGCCAGTAGTTCGAAACGCGACGACGACCAGTGGTGTCAGTCCATTCGACACCGGAAAAAGCACCAACGAAAGCCTGACCAGCTGCTGCAGGTTCGATGACACCACCAGTCACGTAACGGACTGGTTGACCTTTAAGAATATTGCTTGCATAAGCAGATACAATGCCGCCAGCCAGCGCTTGGGCGCGATCCAGACCCGAAGGGTGAAAAGCAGGGCGCAAGCCGAACGGAGCATTAATCGAAGACATAATGTGCTCCTAACGAGGACCCGTCACTGAAAAATCGGTGGCGGGAGATGTTTATCAAAGGAACTCATGCCATCACCTTCCACACCGCCGAGACGACGACCATTACTGTCGCGCACCGACTGGAGTTGCTCGACCTGCACACGAATCTTGTCTGCCTCTTCTTGAGGAGCATAGTGGTGTACTTCAGCCATCAGGTCTTGGTAGATCTCTTCAGGCATCTTGTACAGCACCATCTCGTTACAGGCGACAAAACCAGTGAGTTCGCCCGCTTTCACCTTGTACGAATCAAAGCCCGGTAATTCCTCGGCTTTTACGGGTTCGTAACCTAGACGAATGCGTTTATGGATCGGGTCGTATGCGTTGGTTGTGGAAAGCCAGCACAAGTGGTATCCGGGAATTTCCGGAGGAGTGGGCAAGGCTTCTTGGATCCACTCTGATCGGAACATCCTACGACGCTCCTCGCTGCTTGCTAGTTGATCATCCGCAGGTCGTGCTCTGTCGTCTTGCATTGCGCGAGACTCGCGACCACCGGCGTTTAGATTCTTTTTCAGACGTTCATCTTTCATGATTGGCCTCTCTGACTACGGTCATATTCCACAAATTTCTGGATCATTTTCTGGCGTGATTTAGGGTCTTCCCACATACCAGCTTCCTTGATAGCACGGACTCGCTCGGGTGAGAGCCTAAACTCTCCCGGGCGGGCAGTACTCGAAGCTTCACGACCAGTTCCAGTTTGCACGGATCGAGGCGTCCTCGGAGAGGACTGTCTGGTTTCAGTGGCTCGATTATACCTGTGAGGCAAATACTTTGTCAAGCGGTCGTCGAGTTCGTCCCAGTACTCGTCGGTGGTCGGATCCCACCCCTCTTCCGCCAAAGACTCGTCGATCTTGGTCGCGACGGCAGAGTCGGTATCCCTTCCTTCTGGGTCGTACCATTTATTCCGCTCCATCCATGCTGCCGCCTTTCGCTGCATTCGAATGTCGGGTGCCTTAGGAACGTTAGCATTTTGCGCATCCTGCGACGTCGCCTTCTTCCTCATACCCTCGAGGGCTTCAATCTGCCGACGAGCCTCGTACCACTGTTCCTGAGCTTCGGCCAGCGCTTGACCATTGCGGGCGTCAGTAGCCTCGGCCATCCGGACCTTGGCATATTGCAAGCGAAGATTTGCGTCCTCGATAGCCTTTTCCATCCGGGCCATATCGGCACCGGCTGACCGCTTCTCGAGAGCCGCCAACCGCTCGGCCATCTCAGTATTTTGCCGCTTGAGCGACTCGATCAGGTGATTAGACTCGCGGGCTTTCTCTCGGTGGAGCTTCTTCTTGAGCTTCCTCTCCTCGCGCCGCGCCGCCCGAATGGCTTCACGCTCATCCTCTGTGCGGCCAGCAGCCTGCGCCTCCTCTTCATCACGCTGTGCATCGCCATCGTCGTCAGAATCATCATGGTCGTCATCAGAACGAGCACTGCCACCATCAGCCATTTTAGCGTCATCAGCAGCAGTCCCATCTTCGAGTCCCTCGATTTTGACGATCGCAGAGCCGTCTACATCCTCGGCGACCTGCATTTCCATCTTATCAGTCTGGTTCATATCCGCCTCGCTCATAGGAATGCTTTGACATTCAACGGATTACCAGTAACCTTGGCGATTACCTCGTGATCGTTGAAAATCGAAAATAGCGCCGACTCATCATCACTAATCGGCACCTCCCAACGGTCGCCACCCCATTTAGGCATACGAACATAATCGCCTACCTCGACCCAGTGGCCTTCGGGCCAAGGTTCTAGGGTGTCGCGTTTTTTGAACGCAAGCGGACCAACCGCGATGACCTTCGCCACCTGATTGTTCCATTTCTCGGTCTCTTTGGTCTCCTCGACTATCACAATCCCCGCCGAAGTGACCGTCTTGCGCGTTTGACGCCATTGCACAAGAATTCGACCACCAACAGGTACTGCACCCGGATCAACCTGAGGAAATGCTTCCTCGAGCGTCGCTTCATTCGAAGTCGCCGGTAAAAGGTCATTCATCTTCATCCTTTTCTTCCAAAAGGTCGTTCAAAATATCCAAGGCCATCTGTAGACCTTGGCGTTGACCTACAAGACCTCTGTAGGATTCTATGGTCGAGGCATGACCCTCGGCCAATGAATTCGCGATATCTGACTTACGCTTCTCTATCGAAGCGATCAGATCTTCAAGTACTCGCATCGATCAGTAATTGATCGGACGCGATGGGTTCGGTCCTGGGATGCCGCCCGGTGGGATGCTTTTACCGGTGTTCGGCACGTCTTGCGCCAAACGCTTATGCTGGGGTACCGCCGCCGACTGCTGGGCCTGATCCTGATTCTGAGCCATCTAAACCTCCTAATGAATTTTGTGCTTCTTGAAGCACCGACATTGCAGTTTTCTGCTGCTCGTGCTGCAAAATCGCGGCATCGTGCGTCAGTTCTGCGGATTTGATACGCTCTTGGGTTAAATTGTCTACCGCATCGAGCGCGACTTTCACCTGCATTTCCTTGAGCTTCATTAAAGCCTCGTCCTGAGCTTTCTGTTCCATGATCGAAAGCTCCTTCGCATCGCGTTGAGCGCGACGCTGAGTCTCGGCAAGCGAAGTCTCTTTGTAAACCTGATCCGACCCGTCGAGAGGCGGCGTAGGTTTGTACTGCGCGGCAGTCTGGACCATCTGCTGCAACACCGGGAGAACCTTGCTAAACACTTCTTGCGCGTCCTGATTCACGTGTTGCGATGCCAGCCCAAACAGCTTGTCTACCTGCGCGGTGATCGCAGGCATATCATAATCTTTGATTGGCGCACCCAATGCACCCTCGACGTATCCACGCATCTGTGCCGAATACCAAAGCACCAGATGCTGTTTTATGTGTTCCACCGCATTCATCATGAATGTCGGCGAGATGATTGGGTTCGAGCCATAGATCGGGTTCGCTGCAAAATCGAGGTGAGTCTGCAGGTGCGCGAGGTGGTTCTGATGCGGATACGCAAATGCGCCACGACCAAGTGACATCGCGACATTTTCTTCTGCCGCGTTGAGTTCGGTCGGCTCCGGCATGTTCGGCATCAGTTCCTTCATATTCGGAACTTTCAGCTGCTTTAGCGTGCGTTTTACGATCGCTTTCGGATCCATCACGCCGGGGTACGCCTTGTCCAGCTGGATAATCGCCTGATTCTGCGCCATCCGCTGGGTCTCGGAGAAGATGTGCGGGTCCGACACCGGAATCACGTCGGTATTGCGCACGAAATCATCACGGCGGATCGGCAGTTCAGCGACGATATCACCCTTGCGCATATCATCCAAATACCAACGATCGATGCGCCCAAGGATCTTCAGGAGTCGAGACTGTGAGTTATGCAGACGGGCATGAATCGCCGAGAATACGTGTGCACCCTGCTCGATCAACGCTTGGGTGGTACCTACTGGTGCCTGTGATGTGATGTCCGCGATTTTCTCTTCCGAAGTGGTGACCACACCCTTCGCGGCATCAGTCAGCCATCCCATGAGCTTGAATAACACTTCGCTCGGCGGGTTGAATGGCATCGGCATCGCGATCTTGCGTACATCATCCACGCCCGGTGCACCTTCGATCTCGGCCACTTGGGTGACCTCGACCTGCGTACTCTGGCCCGAAATCTTCGCGCCCTTGAGCTTGAGCATCGTGGCCGCGTTGTTGATATGCGCCGAATCCATCAATGCACGGAGTGCGCCGGTCAATGCAGCCGAGAGACCACCAATCAAATGCGGGAAGCCTACGCCAGTCGCACCACGCCATGGGATGAATTTGAATTCGATGACGTGATCCAGCTTCGTCATCGTGTCATCACCTTCTTCCCAGTTTCGATAGATGCCCAACACTTCGCGATCATTCTCATCGATCATCACAATGTACGGTGCCAACTCGCCCTTGGACACCTGATCGTCTTCGAGTTCCAGCCAAGTGTAAATATGATATACATCGCGCAAACCGTCGACATTCTCTTCTGCCGATTTGCCTTCGATCTTGGCGGTCGCCTTTTCAGGACCAGTCGGATCTGGCACCATCGATGCGCGAATTACTGATACGTCACGATACAAACCCGATGCTATGCGGCGCTCGTACTCCATCTGTGTGATGTGATGGACTTCGGTCGCACGTGGTGCAGTGTAAAAGTTCGCAGCCGAGAACGGCAAAATCATGTCGTCGATCGGGATAAACTCGGCGCACGGGCGCTTCTTCTGCTCGTCATACCAAAGCTTCATGTACTGCGAACCACCGAGCGGTAGCTGAGTCAGCATCTGCTCCATCTCATCGCGGAATTCTTCGATCTGCTCGGTCAGCTGCCAGTTCATGTAGTCGCGCTTGCGCTCCGCGACCTCGGTCTTGTCTTCGGTGGCTTCACCAAGGATATTTGTGCGCACTGGACCATCGGGCGGGAACAGCTCTTTGATGGCACGCGACATAAAGTCCACACACGCTTCGGCCATCACCGGGTGCACGACACGAGAGGCCCCTTGGAAATTCGCACCACCCGGCGCGTCGTGACCCAGACCGGTACGCTTGATGCCTTCTTCGTACTGTTCATCGCGCTTCTTGCGGGATTCTTTATCCTTATCGACGTAGCTCAGATACGAAATCGCGAGCGAATGTAGCTCATTCTCAGAGACGTCCTCCGCGAGGTTGCTGTAGAATTCCTCGTCGTCGTTTGGACCTGCATTTTCAAGTTTTACTATCGCCGAACCATCGGGTAGCTCTTCAATGTCTGCCTCTTCTTCGAGCAGATTGAAGTCAATCATCATACCTTCGGTATCCTCTGGACCCTTGGGCAGCTCCTCCGGCATCGCGGGCATCAACTCATCCATGTTTTTCCTTTACACCATCGCGACCGGCGATAGCGGTTTAAAATCTAAATTCATGACATCACCCGCCAGAGTGGGGGTTTGAAGATCTGCCATATTCGGCAAAGAATCGCGGATTAACGCATACATACGATCATTGGCGTCAGGGTAAAATCCCGATGTTTCCTCAGAGGGCTCAACATCTACCGATGAACCAAAATACTTGGACCGCAATTGGTCAAAATCTATCGCACCGCCATCCGCCTTCTTGACTGGCTTGGTAGCCGTTACCGATAAATCCACTTTGCGACCAGTACCGGGCGGCATCTTGCGTCCAGCATACAATCTCGCAAGATCGAAAGGAGACAGGGTGTTGCCCATATAGTCGCCGTAATGCTCGACCGGCACGTCTACCTTGCGACCCTCATACGTGATCTGCTGAGGATTAAAATCATATTCATCCCGAATCTTGTATTCGCCGGTCTTCGCGTCACGCCCGTAGCCGAACTGGCCAAGCGATTTGGACAACGATGGACGGGGTGGCATCCGACCACCAATCAGACTGGCACCCGATGCGCGGCGGCGATCACCACCCGGAAGCTCGTCGTAATCCTTGTACCGGATTGATCCTCGGCCCCGCCCACCAGTCGCGGCCTCTTTCTGCGCAATGATGTTCTGCAGTTCAGCCAGTTCGGCCTCATCGAAATCCTTCGCGGTGATCGGGTCGCGGCGGTTACGGGCAAAAGTGTCGAGATAAATCTTGTGTGCGGCAGACATCCCCTCGCGATTGGCGAGCATGTCGTACAGATTGATGCCCGCTTCGGTGATCTTGTCCGAGATGTACGCACCCATGCGGTTGCCGAATGTGGGCTCAAGTCCCTCGAATGGTGAAGCTTCGACGCTGCCACCACCTGCAAAACCGGGCAATGACTGACCCATACCTTCGAGCAACTCCTCGCGGGCTTCAGGCGAGATGCGGATCTTGTGGTAAGCAGGAGCTGCGAATTCTTCTAAATCCTCGAACATCACCGGTTCTATCTCCACACCCTTGACACGAGATAATGGTGCGATACCATAGTTAACCACTTCCTGGTCATAAATCGAGGTATAAGGTGCCGCATCAGTATTACGAGCAAAACCAATCGTGCGAGCAGTCGGCATGTACACCGTGTCGTGACCCTGCTCGAGCGCATGCTGAATCGCCGCCTTGAATGCAGTGGCGTGCGGCTGATGCAAAATGCCTGATGCACCTGCACGCTTCGCGGCATCCGATTGCAGCTCTTCAATCACGAAAGCGTTGGGATCTACTGGAATCTCGTGCGCCATCTTGCCGCCACCAGTGCGGAGGAATTCGTCGGTGAACACCGGCACTCTCAACGCTGGTGGATTACTGGTGCCGCGAAAATGCGCGACTAAATTTTCCTCAGACTCTGGGAAGTGACGATAACCGGGGCGGGCCTCAGGGTGTGCGACACCCTTCTCGACGTAGCCTTCCATGTACGAACCACCAGACCGAGGATTTATCAAGCGCTGATAATCACCGTACGCGTAATCACCACCTCCGGGGTATAAATCCTCATAATTCGTGCGCAGATACTCGAGGTTCGTGTCCGTCATCTGATGGTTAAACTCATCATAGTAATTCTGCAGCATACTCTTGTCGAGCTTGCCCGCATCATCAAGAATACCACGCCGGGTAAGTAAATCCTTCGTATCCGGCGACATCTGTTTTATCGCATCTTTCAATCTTGCATTATCCCAGCTAAAACTAACTAGTTCTTCGAGTAACGCTGCATCTTTTGGATGACTGGTCAGTTCCATGTACTCAGCAAACTTCTCAAAGATATCCGGATCTTCATCCACCATGCGCTGGGCCTCGACCTCCAAGTGAGCGATCGGATCGTCCGCTGCACCCTTAAGATCGACGAGATTGTATTTCGATGGTGTGAACGAGTCCTCGACGAACTGCTTAGTCACCACCTGATTCTGATCCATCGCCTTCAACGAGGCAAGTGCGCCCTCTTTGCCTTCCTTGGTGAGGCCCTTCATGCCATTGATCTGCTTGATGAAGTCGCCGACCTTCTGCTTCTCTGGGCCTTTGAGCGCCGTGGCCAACACCGAGGGTCGCAGATTCAGATTACCGACGGGTTTTACCACCATGCCAATCGGCATATTCTTAGTGGCGCGAACCAGCGGACCTGCAGCGGGTGCAAGGTTTAGTGCAGCCTCAGCCGCGCCCTTGGTGTCCTTGCTAAGCTGCCGAGCGGTGCCGGTGCCATAGGTGAGTGGCGAGCCATAATTGATGTTCTCGATGGTGCGCGTGAGCGCCGGTATCTGCATCAGATCCGAGATGATGGCAGCAGGTGGGTTCTCGTAGCCAAAAGGCTTTCGTGCGAATTCGTCCACCGACTGCAACGCCCGACCAGTGGCACCCAACAACGGGAATTTCTCCTCACGGGCGCGAAATTCTGGACCCTTGGCCGCCTTAGTATCCGCACGGCCAAAGTATTTGCTGCGCAGCGAGTCAGAGTCGTTAGATGCCATGCTTACACCGCATAAGGATTGACCCTCGGCCTGACGTCATCTGCATAGTCGTCATCAGCTGGAGGTGGATCAATGTTGATTAGGCCCATGTCACGCAGCAAGCGTAGCGCCTGCGACGTGGTATCTATTAAATCATCCCTTTCGCTCTCTGGGAAGGAGCAGATCTGCGAAACTAAGCGCTCGGCCCAGTCCCGAGGCTGACCACGCTTCAGTGTCGATTCGGGGATGTAAACCCGGCCACGCTCAATAATGTTGGCGATCAACGCCAGACGCTGCGTCTTGTCCGCTCTCCCCGGGTTGTACCCGCGAACGGGTAGTCCGGAGCGTTGCAAGTCCTGGATCAGCGACAGACCCGACGCCTTTTCCTCGATGAGCACCTGATCCACCCGCTTACCCGGGTCGCCGTAAATCGACTCGTACTCGTCGATCATTTTGCGCTTGAGGTCCGGGTAGATCATGAACTCTTCCCAGCAGTCGATCAGCATGACCGACATGGGCTTGTCTTCAGACGGACGAAATACACCCCAGACCGAGCACGCCGTCGGGTCGTTGATCGTCTTGTCGGTGTAGGCGGGGTCGTACGACTGCAAAACGTAGATGAACTCGGGGAACTCGCGGTCAGCGGGCCATAGACGGAACCAATCGCGCTTGACGATTCCATAATCTTCAGGATCAATAAGCTCGGCGTACAGCTCCTGCCGCCCGAGGCGTGTGCCTTCGTACTCCGAAATGATCTCGTCGCGAAATGTCGGGGCCAGATTGCCGAAGTTCTCATGCGTCGTGCCGGTGGTCACCAGCGTGCGGGCGTCGTCCACTAACTTGCGGATGATGGGGATGGGCTTCGGGGTCGTAGTAACGCAGCCACGTGGCTTTTGCCCGAGTCGCAGACCGAACATGAGGTTTGACCACACCGCGTCTGGATTCTTGTACTTTGCAAGCTCGTCGCACCAGAAGAGGTCGTGCTGCGGACCCCGGAGGGCTTCAGGGTCGACATCAGAATAGATGGTGGCAATCGCGCCATTTGGCCACTCCAGTCGGCGTTTCGAGGGTACGAAATTCGGCTTCATCATCGGATGCGAAATGGCCAGGATTCCAGACTCACCCTCGACCATAACGTCACGGGCGTCACCCGCGTCCTCGGCGATCAGCGCGATGCGACCAGCCAGACCATTTTCGACATGATAACGGACGAATTCGGCACCACATCGGGTTTTGCCCCAGCCACGGCCAGCGAGGATCATCCAGATGGTCCACCAATCATGCTCGACCGGTACCCGCTGGTTGCCCCTTGCCCATGTATGCCAATCATAAAACAGTTCAAGCGCCTCGGCGTCGGTGAGTTCAGACACGAACTCATCCATGTTCGAGGGGTCAATTATCGTCTGAACTTTCTGCTTTGGCTTTTGCCTTGAGACGTTCGGTGAGCCGGTCACGCAATCCCTCTATGTTTACGTTGGTCTCAACCGAACCGGAGTGGTTCATGTTGATGTCCTGCTTGCGGAATTTAGCATCATACCCCATGAGGGTAAACTGCAAAAGCGTATCCGAGAATTTCTTGACCGTTTCGCCGGTCTTCAAGCCCTGATGGACCAGCGGCTCGTCGTGGCCGATGGCGGCTCGCCGGTAGGCTTCCTCGCGCAGCGATTCGACCATTTCGGCTTGAACCGAGTCAACCAGACTGCTAAATGTGGGGTAGATTTCGCGCCACTTGATGATCGTCATGGCGGAGACGCCGACCTTGCGATACCCGGCACTCAATGAAAAACGACGCTCACCCTTGTCATTGGCACCCCGATACTCCGACAAAATCTGGAGCATCAACCATGCGCGGGTCTCCTCGCGCTTCTTCAAAATGCCTTCGGCCTTGACCGTCGGGTCAATGCAAGCGAGCGAATTGGGGAGATGAGATGACGAACCTTCGTCTAAACGTGCGCGTCCAGCCACGATGTCGGCGTACAGATCTGCCAGTCTAACCCCGGCTCGCTCTTCGTGATAGGCGACAGTTTCGGCACCCAACTCGTCGAATGTGATGAGTTCATATTTAGCCATGGGGCGAATTAAACCACCACAATCGGATATTGTCAATTATCTAATAATATGGATCAAGTCTGTATACACCAGCTGGAACAATCATTCACGTCGTTTATAATGCTGCGGTGCATATATTCACGTCGTTTATAGACCTTAACACTTTGATAACGATTTTGTATCCGTTGTATCCGTATTATCAGTCTACTAACGGATACAAGAAGTTAGCGACCACTAACTCCAGGCGCGAATTCCCACGCGGGTGCGGAAGAACCCAGAATTCTTTGTATCCGTTGTATATACCGTTCCGCCGTCTAGGCGTATTTCTGTCGCAAGTCTGCGACAGGACAATACCCCCATGCGCGCGTGTAACAGCGGATACAGATCGCCTTCTTTTCGACTGGGAGAGGGTGTTCCATGAGGTGTTCCATGAGGGGGGTCTGGACCGGATACAGCGGATACAGACTTCGGTGATACTTTGTTGCGCCGCACCAAGACCTACGGTACGGACTCCCGGGGAGGGAGTGCTCGAATTCTACCGCGCTCTAAGCAGCGCGTCAATGATGTCCAGATCACTCGCCTTTTGCAGGTCCACCTGTACCGACGACAGCCTGAACTCCGTCCCGTTTAGCCCTTCGAACAGCGCCAGCGCTTGGCGGGCCGGGAACACGTAGGCGAAGTCGTGCACCCGAACGATGATCCACGACCGGGTGCCGAAGTCCCGGTGGGTCCAGTGCCAGTTGGCTTGCCACGCGGTGTAGTGTGGCACCTTCACCGTGGTCTTGGCCGATTTCGGAAAGTCCGGCAGCACCTTGAGTTCGATCCACCCGTGTAGCTGTGGCGAGACGCCGAAGTAGACATCCGGCATCCCTTGCAGTATTTTGTTCTCGACACGATCCGCCCTCCACCGACCGGTCATGATACCGGACAGCTTGTCCCACAACGCTTGCTCTGGTTTCCTCATACCCACGGGAGCCTCTCCTTGGTACTTTCCTTGCGTTTGAATGATTGGGTAGCTATATTAGTAGCTGGTAGCTATCCAGAAGCGCTTTTCGGGCCTCTTCTGGCGTTGAACCCGCTTTCATGGGCGATTGTTTGTCACCTTGATAATCCACGAAGTAGGCCAGATGCGAACATCCGTCTTCACCCGGCACGATTTTAACATCTAGACCGGACGTCATTTCGATCGCCTCGCAGTCTGGGCACTGCAAAAGGCTTCCATCGCTGGACGATGGGTCCCCTACCCTCTGGACCTCCTCATCCCAGCAGATGGAGCCACATTCGAGGCACCGTGAGAATTCAAACTTATGCATTTTGCGCCTCCGGCAGGTAGGCCACCCACTCCCATGTCGTGTCGGTCCCGGCGGTGAACTGCCCGAGGCAGAAGCAGACCGGACGGTCGAATGTCACCTCGCGGCCATTGCGGTCCTCGACTCGGGTCGCGATCGACCATTGGGTGTCGGTATTGTGCTTGGGTAGAGCGCATTTCGCGCCCTTCATGTTCGAATAGCCGTGGAATCTCGGCATTTCGCAGATCAGCTGACCACGCTTGCCGGTGGTAGGGTCGAATTCGAATACTTTCATGGTCGTTCTCCTCTATCGTCTATTAAGCGGTGGCTTTGGATTCTTCGATGAATGCTCGGGCTTGCTGGATGCGGCGCTCCATACCATGCATCGCGAGCCAGAGGTCGCAGCGCTTGACTGCCTTCTCCGTGCACATTTTGTACAGCATGATTTGGTATTCACCATCGAATCCGTGTTGTGGCAGATTGAGTGTGCCCACGGTCTCGGCGATCGTCGCGCTCAGACGGAGGTACTCGGCCACCAAACCATTCGGGTTGAATGCATGGAATTGTGCCCTCTGGCGGTTGGACCAGCTGGGCTTGGTGCAGGTCGCGATTTCGGTAACTGTCTTGAGCTTTGCCATTTTGCTTCTCCTCTATCGTCTATCCGGTGAAATCCACCGTGAGACAAATTATACCACCCGTAGCATAGGCTGTCAAGTATTTCGCGAATGCCACCGCCAGAAGACCAAGACCATTAGCAAGATGATAACACCAGTCGTGATGAGACCCCCGGCCAAGGCGAGGGTGAGCACGGTCATCACGTGGAGGCTCATGCGTCTTCTCGGATCTTCCGGCCACGCTTCGGCTTCGGTGTGGCCTCAGCATCTGCCGGGGATTCCGTGGCCTCGGGAACTACCTCGACGGACTCGGGAGACACATCTTCGGGTGTATCGATTTGCGGGTTCACCGGATGCTCAATGGTCCGAATAATCACCCCTGATTTACATACTCCGGGCCACTTGCAGCGGTCGGTACAGGCATTGGCGGGGTTGTAAATCGCCGCTTTACAGTTCTGCATTTTGCACTCCTCAGTTACGTTGTGAAGGGATTCGTTCAAGGATCGCGGTCGCCATCCGGGTGAGATCTGGTTCATCTGACCATTCAGACACCATGCGGGCACAAGCTTCGCGTTCCATCACGACTGCGGTCTTCGACGCTTCGATCGCCATTGCCATGATCTCGGCTTTGGCAATGACTAGCGCCTCGTCGAATTCCTTCTGTGTGAACAGCGTGGACTGGGTACCTTTTGCTAGAAACGCCTTTTGAAAGTCCGACATTTCGCTCATCCGAATATCTCCTTAAGTTCCTCGTAGATCCTGCGGGCCTCGGCCAGCGGCAGCGCTTGAACGTCGATTAGACCGACGACCGGTTGGACTGGTTCCTCGGATTTTACCACATCGAGTGTACTTACCGAAGGTGCGTTATAGGCTGCATATGGCAGGATCTCGAATTCGGCGGTAGTCACCGCGTATTCGAACACCGTTTTGCGACCGACACCCCGGTAGGGCTTGTGCAGGACCGGTCGATGCTTCATCATCCCACGCATCACCATATCGCGCAGCTCAGTCCGAACGTGGGTGATTTTTTCGTTCAGCGCGGTCGCGATTTCGCGTGAAGTCTTATTCGGATGATCCCGCAGCCAGTTCCAGATCCGACGCTTGATCGGCACTTTTATTCCAGCTTCCTTCAGTGCGGTTTTGATGATGTTCATGTGTTCTTCTCCTTTAGCTTGGCTTCTGTCATCGCTACGCACTCCGGCCCGTTGTT